AACATTAGAGAAAAGTTTTACTATGGAGAAGGCCCAAGCTTAATCGCTGATGGTGGGATCAGGAACTCTGGTGACGCTGCTAAGGCTTTGGCTGCTGGGGCAAACGCCGTAATGGTCGGTAGAATGCTTGCCGGAACAGAAGAGTCTCCAGGACATGTTGTAGACGGACATAAAGTCTTTCGAGGAATGGCGTCTAAGGAGGCACAGGAGGACGGCAGGGGCTTTGTTTCTGGTGTAGAGGGTATCTCAACTAGGGTTCCTTTTGTTGGAAGTGTTAGTAATATTATTAATGACTTTGCTAATGGATTGCGAAGTGCCCTGTCGTATACGGGGGTAGAGAATCTTGTTGACTTCCAAGCCGATAGCGTGTATAATAAAGTATCGAGTAATTCATTACATGAAACTAAACCACACGCTAAGGAGTAGAATTGCGTAGTCGCATAAAGGTAGAGCCAAAGTCCACTAAATTTCAACGTGTTTACGAAATGCCTTTTGGCAATTTCACAATTGAACGCGGTGACCTGATTAAGATTCAGGGTGAGTGGGGTATGCGATTTAAGTTTGATTCTGTTACAACAAACACCGAAACGGGTGCACAGTGGGTAGACTGCTTTGAGGTTTACAAGCAACAGGCCGGATGCTTTAGGGCATTCAGTCTTGACAGAGTAAAGAGAATTCCAAAGAGAAGGGCACGCAGTGCAAAGCGAAGAACAGCAACTCCAACGTCTTGAGACAATAAACAAAGTTGTTGGAGAATATCTTAAGGGTAGCGACCCAACCAAAATTTCTAAACAACTATCTATACCTAGGAAACAGGTTGTAGAATACATAGACGAATGGAAAATAGTTGCTTCAGCAAATGATACTATTAGAGCTAGGGCAAGAGAAGCCTTGGCAGCCGCAGATGAACACTACGGCAGACTAATTGGTAAGTCATACGAAGTGATAGATGACGCAGATACCAACGGCGACCTGAGATCTAAGGCTGGCGCTATTAAGCTTGTTATGGACATTGAGTCTAAAAGAATTGAAATGTTGCAGAAGGCTGGCCTATTAGAAAATAAAGAACTGGCTGAAGAAATGATTGAGATTGAAAGAAAGCAAGAGATATTAAAACAAATTCTTATGGACATCGCTTCAGAGCATCCAGAGATCAGAGATAAGATCATGCGTAAGCTTTCCCAGATAGCAAAACAGGGAGAAACCATCACAGTGGTGCAGGATGCCTAGTGACTTTAATGATTTCCTAGAAGTTCTTCAGGACAGTCCCTTTAACGAAGAGCCGGTAGATGCTAAAACATTTGTTGAGGGAGAAAATTATTTGGCCCAGCCACCACTATCTTCTATTCAATATGACGTTGTAGAAGGCATGAGTCAGATATACAAAAAAGAAGATCTTCAGGCTTTGATGGGTTTTGAAGAGGGGGCTAGATATTATAATAAGTTTACTAAGAATGAGATTATTCTTCAGCTTGGCAAGGGTAGCGGAAAAGACTTTACATCTACCGTTGCAGTATCGTATATAGTATATAAACTACTATGCCTTAAAGACCCAGCTAGATACTACGGTAAGCCATCTGGTGACGCCATTGATATTATCAACATTGCTATCAACGCACAGCAGGCTAAGAACGTTTTTTTTAAGGGCTTTAAGACCAAGATTGAGAAGTCCCCCTGGTTTGCTGGTAGGTACTATGCTAAGATGGACTCTATAGAGTTTGATCATTCCGTCACTGTTTACTCTGGGCACTCCGAACGGGAGTCTCATGAGGGGTTGAACCTGATGGTCGCTATCCTTGATGAGATCTCTGGTTTCGCTAGTGAAACAAACACAGGCAACGAACAGGGCAAGACAGCTGACAACATATACAAGGCTTTCCGTGGTACTGTAGATTCTCGTTTTCCAGATCTTGGCAAGGTGGTGTTGCTGTCATTCCCCAGGTATCCAGGAGACTTTATATCTACCAAATACGACGATGCCATTATGGACAAAGAAATTATTCAAAGAACTCATAAGTTTGTAATGAATCCAGAGTTGCCAGAAGACTCTGTCGGAAACAATTTAGAAATTTCGTGGGACGAAGATCACATCTTGCAATACAAGTATCCTGGAATCTTTGCATTAAAGAGGCCCACCTGGGAAGTAAACCCCACTAGAAAAATTGATGACTTTAAATTAGCATTCTACACAGACATTGGAGATGCCATGATGCGTTTTGCCTGTGTCCCTACCTTTGCATCAGATGCCTTCTTTAAGCAACAAGACAAGGTAAGGTCTGCAATGACAATCAGAAATCCTCTGGACACTTTCAGAAGATTCGACTCAAACTTTAAACCAAAAGAAGGAGTAAAATATTTTGTTCACGCCGACCTTGCTCAAAAGCATGACAAGTGTGCCGTAGCCATTGCTCACGTAGACAAGTGGGTAAGCATTCAAGTAATGAAAGACTATGAGCAGGTTGTTCCCGTTGTCGTGGTAGATGCTGTTGCTTGGTGGGAGCCAAGGGTAGAGGGGCCAGTCAACCTTTCAGAAGTAAAGCAGTGGATTCAAAACTTAAGAAGACAGGGCTTTGACTTGGGTATGGTTAGCTTTGACCGCTGGCAATCATTTGATATTCAAAATGAGCTAAACGCTGTAGGGATTAGAACAGAGACGGTATCGGTAGCCAAGAAGCACTATGAAGATATGGCCATGCTTATCTATGAAGACAGGGTAGCCCTCCCAGCGATTGAGTTGTTGTTTGACGAACTTACCCAGCTTAAGATTATGAAAAACAACAGGGTGGATCACCCCCGCAAAAGCTCTAAAGACCTGGCCGACGCTGTATGTGGGTCTATCTTTGGAGCTATCTCTCACACGCCCAGGGATAACTTTGGAGAAATAGAAATTCATACCTTCAGGGATAAGCCAAGGCGAGTTGAAGACTTGCCCGATAATGTGATAAACTATAAGCCTAAAGAAATAACCGAAGAAGTTAAAGACTATCTTGATCAGTTCAAAATGATCTAGATGTAGGGTATTTTTTCAGGCAAAACCACTAGATTTAGTATAAACGGAGAGTACAATTGATACCTATTGACATTATTTATTTCTCCAACTATTCTGGAAACACTAAGAGATTCGTGGAGAAATTAAATGACAGCAGTGCAACTAGGATTCCTATTGATTGGGATCGTAATAGTATTACCGCTACTCAGCCTTATGTCCTTATGGTACCTACTTACGGTGGTGGCGAAGGAAGAGCAGCAATACCCCGACAAGTACGATCTTTTTTAAACATAAAAGAAAATCGTAACCTTCTTCAGGGGGTGGTCGGTTTTGGAAACAGAAACTTTGGTGAGCATTTTTGCAAAGCCGCAGACTTAATTAGTGCAAAGACAGGGGTGCCAGTCATTGCAAAGGTAGAAATATTTGGCACAGAAGACGACGTAAACATAATCAAAGAAAGGCTAACGCTGCTTTATGGACAAGAACTATAGTTACCACGAGTACAACGCAATGCTCAACCTCTATGATGAGGATAGAAAGATTCAGTTTGATAAGGATAAGCTAGCAGCTAAGCACTACTTCTTAGATCATGTTAATCTCAATACCGTTTTCTTCCATAGCCTTGAAGAGAAGATCGACTATCTCGTAGAGAATGAATACTACGACGAAGAAGTCTTGAACCAATACGACTTTGATTTTATTAAGTCTTTGTTTAAACAAGCTTATGCACACAAGTTTAGGTTTGCGGCCTTCCTTGGTGCATACAAGTTTTATACTGGCTATGCCCTAAAGACTTTTGATGGAGAAAGATATCTTGAAAGGTTTGAAGATCGTGTATGCATGAATGCCTTGATGCTTGCTAAGGGTGACAAGAAGCTTGCACAGGATCTGGTAGAAGAGATTATCTCTGGACGATTCCAGCCAGCTACCCCGACATTTCTAAACTCTGGCAAGAAGCAGAGGGGAGAGTTCGTATCCTGCTTCCTGCTTCGTATCGAAGACAACATGGAGTCTATTGCTCGTGGCATTAATTCATCCTTGCAGCTATCTAAGCGTGGTGGGGGCGTAGCTCTCAACCTAACAAACCTTAGAGAGCACGGAGCACCCATTAAAAAGATTGAGAACCAGTCTTCTGGTGTTATCCCAGTGATGAAGCTATTGGAAGATTCTTTTAGCTATGCTAATCAGCTTGGTGCCCGTCAAGGTGCGGGTGCAGTGTATCTTAATGCACACCACCCAGATATCATGAAATTTCTTGATACCAAGAGGGAGAACGCCGATGAGAAGGTTAGAATTAAAACCCTTAGCCTTGGTGTTGTTGTTCCAGACATTACCCTGGAGCTAGCCAAAACTAATGAAGACATGTACATGTTTTCTCCATATGATGTAGAGCGAGTCTATGGCGTTCCCATGTCAGATATCTCTGTAACAGAAAAGTACCAGGAAATGGTTGACAATCCAGACATCCGTAAAAAGAAGATGAAGGCTAGGGTTTTGTTCGAAACCATTGCTGAGTTGCAATTTGAGTCGGGGTATCCATACATCGTGTTTGAAGATACTGTCAATAGAGTCAACCCTATTGAGGGAAGAATCAATATGTCAAACCTCTGCTCTGAGATCTTGCAGGTAAACACTCCTACAACATACAAGGCAGACCTTAGCTATGACCAGATCGGTAAGGACATTAGTTGCAATCTTGGCTCTCTTAATATTGCTAAGGCTATGGAGTCTCCAAACTTTGGTAAGACCGTAGAGGTAGCTATCAAGGCACTGACATCTGTTGCAGACATCAGCTACATTGAATCTGTCATGTCCATTGCCGAGGGTAACAAGAAGTCTAGAGCTATTGGTCTAGGACAGATGAACCTTCACGGCTACCTTGGTAAAGAGAAGATTCACTACGGCTCTGAAGAGGGTATTGACTTTACCAACATGTATTTCTATACTGTTGTGTATCATGCCATTAAAGCATCTAATGAGATGGCAAAGAAGACCGGAGATCCATTTGACAACTTTGAGAATTCAAAGTATGCTTCTGGAGAGTTCTTTGATAAGTACACCTTATCAGAATGGAAGCCAGCTACTAAGAAGGTTGCTAAGTTATTTAAAGATTCAAGCATTGAGATTCCAACACAGGGTGATTGGGAGAAGCTTAAGAGGTCTGTAATGAAGCATGGTCTTTATAACCAAAACCTTCAGGCAGTGCCACCAACTGGATCTATTAGTTATATTAATAATAGTACTAGCTCTATTCATCCTATTGCTTCTAAGATTGAGATTCGTAAGGAAGGAAAGCTTGGTCGTGTTTACTACCCTGCCCCATACCTATCCAACGACAATCTGGAATACTTTGAAGACGCATATGAGATTGGACCAGATAAGATCATTGATACCTATGCCGCTGCAACACAGCACGTAGACCAGGGCTTGTCTCTAACCTTATTCTTTAAGGACACCGCCACTACCCGTGACGTAAACCGTGCTCAGATTATGGCATGGAAAAAGGGTATCAAGACTATCTACTATATTCGTATTAGGCAGATGGCACTAGAAGGAACCGATGTAAATGAATGTGTCAGCTGTCAACTGTAAGATATCACGTAAATCTTAAAGGATTTAGTGAAAGATGTAACTACTGCACCGAGGAGAATAATGACTAAGATTGTAAAACCAATTAACTGGAATAGGGTCGAAGACCCAATTGATTTAGACGTATGGAATAGACTGACTTCTAACTTCTGGCTACCCGAGAAGGTTCCTGTGGCTAATGACATACAGTCCTGGGCCTCTCTGACCGATCACGAGAAAGAGGTGACCAAGAAAGTATTCACTGGATTGACACTTCTTGATACAATCCAGGGTACTGTAGGAGCCATGAGCCTAATGCCAGATGCTAGAACACAGCATGAAGAGGCAGTGATTACAAACATTGCTTTTATGGAAAGCGTTCATGCCAAGTCATATTCCACAATCTTTTCTACTTTGTGCTCTACAGAGGAAATTGATGAAGCATTTAGATGGAGCATTGAAAACCCTTTCCTTAATAAGAAAGCTGAAATAGTTCTTGATAAGTATGATGGCGACGACCCACTAAAAAGAAAGGTAGCCTCCACCCTGCTAGAGTCTTTCTTGTTCTATTCTGGATTCTACTGGCCTATGTACCTATCATCCAGATCTAAGCTAACTAATACCTCAGATATGATTAGGCTTATCATTCGTGATGAAGCTGTTCATGGATACTATATTGGCTACAAGTTTCAGCTAGCACTAGCGGAAGAGTCCCCAGAGCGTCAAGCAGAGCTTCAGGAGTACACTTATGATCTCGTGATGGAGTTGTTTGAGAACGAAACCAAGTACACGGCAGAGCTATATGACGAGGTAGGTCTTACAGAGGATGTCAAGAAGTTTTTGCACTACAATGCAAACAAAGCCCTTATGAACCTGGGCTATGATGCGCTGTTCCCCAAAGAAGTGACTAACGTAAACCCAGCCATTCTGTCTGCCCTGTCTCCTAATGCTGATGAGAACCATGACTTCTTCAGCGGTAGCGGATCAAGCTATGTCATTGGCAAACACGAGAGCACAACAGATGATGACTGGGACTTCTGACAACGAGCTGGCAAAATTTTTGTCAGACCCAGAAAATCTTAACAAGTTTATTGGTGTTGCAATAACAGAGTCCATTGGCTATGTGTTGACAGATAAAAAAGAATGGGCTATAATAGAAGAATGATTAATGAAGAAGAATTTGGAAAATGGATCGTAAAAGGCATTGACGAGGGATGGATTACAGAGCCATTCTGTAATACACACGATCTTGACCCATATATGAGTGAAGAAGAGCAGCAAGAGTGGGAAGACGGGGGAGATCCCTGTCAGCATGTTCTTAGACTAATGGTTTAATTAAAGATTGAGATGTAGCTCAATTGGCAGAGCAAATGGCCGTTAACCATTAGGTTGAAAGTTCGAGTCTTTCCATCTCAGCGGGAATATAGTTTAGTGGTAAAACTTAACCTTACCAAGGTTATGACGCGGGTTCGATCCCCGCTATTCCCTCGGATTCCTATCCTGGCATCACTCAACGATATTTCACTGGATAGGGGTTCTTGGCCTTGTAGCTCAAAGGAAGAGCACCACACTGTCGATGTGGAGGTTGCGGTGTCAGGATCCGTCAAGGTCGCTTTATAATTTAACATGCCCCTATAGTTTATTAGTAAAACACCTGTCTTGTAAACAGGAAAGGCGGGAGCGTTACCTGCTGGGGGCTCGATAACTAAATATACCTCTGTAGCTCAGTGGAAGAGCGATACCCTTCTAAGGTATGCCGTCGCAGATTCGAATTCTGCCAGGGGTGCTAATAATTAAATAAATAAGCTCTGGTATACCCTCACTCTTATAAGGTGTAGAAAGGTTAGTTGGTTCACGCAAGTTCAATCCTTGCCCAGAGTACGGAAAAGGAGAAATATGAAAATCGATGTGTTAGATAAAGGTTATGTACGACTAGTAGATAGTATGGGTAGTGATCTATCTGTTGTCAATGCCGCCAGGGTGTCGTATGATAAAGAAGTAACAGAACTTACAGAGAAAGATGCTAAACTAATTAACTTTTTAGTTAGAGAAAAGCATACCTCTCCTTTTAGACATGCTGCTATGACTTTTGAAGTTTATGCCCCGCTTGTTATTGCTAGGCAGTGGTGGAAGTATGCTGTGGCATCTTCTCATGTTGATGATCAGAATGGGTGGAATGAATCTTCTCGCAGGTATATTACAGAAAAGGAGGAGTTCTATATTCCATCAGCAAACCAGTGGCGTAGCAAGCCAGAGAATAGCAAGCAGGGTAGCGGTGCTCCAGTAGATTCTGATGATGGTCACATGTACACTGAGTATTTAATTACTCATATTCAGAATGGTGAAAGACTTTATCAGCAGGCAATGCTTGATGGGATTGCCCCTGAGCAGGCACGCTTGTTCCTTCCAGCATACTCCATGTACGTCCGTTGGCGTTGGACGGTATCTCTGCAGGGCGTCATGACATTCCTTGAACAGCGTTTGCCACACGATGCCCAGTCAGAGATCAGAGAGTACGCTGACGCAGTCTTGAAACTTTCGGAGGGTATCTTTCCAGAGACATTTAAGACATACTTAAACATTAATAAATAAAGGAGAACCAATGACTATTGTATATACTAAAGATAATTGTGTCCAATGTGATGCTACAAAAAGAATGATGGACAAATTGGGGGTACCTTATGATACCGTCGATATCACAGATAACCCAGAAGAATTAGATAAACTAATTGCTTTAGGATATCGAGCAGCACCAGTAGTAATTACAGAGAGTGGGGAGTCCTGGGCAGGTTTTAACCCAGCAAAGATCGAGGGGATTTTGGCTTGATCATTAAAGATTGATGATATAATTAAATATGAACTATTTTAAGTGGTTTCTAAAAGAGTTCGCCAAGCATTGGAGAATATATGAAACTTTATAACCCCTGGCCTAAAGGCCGTAAGATCAATGCAGGAAGTCCATTTGGATGGAGATCTGACCCATTTACCAGAGCAAGAAGATTCCACCGTGGAGTTGATGTTCGAGGAGAATTCCCCGTGACATCCGCACAAGATGGGAAAGTCGTTCATAATGCGAAAGACTGGAAAACCCTTTCCCCAAGAGCAAAAAGAAGGCAGAGCGGTGGCAACGTTGTTATTATTCAGCACGAGAATAACCTGTTTACCGCCTATTTTCATGGGGCAGACAGGTCAAAACTTAATATTGGAGATCGGGTAAAGACTGGAGACTTCATCTATACTGCTGGAACCACTGGTAGATCAACTGGCAAACACCTCCATTTTGAGGTTCGTACCAAAAGATCCAGTGGACAGGTTGACCCAGTTCCATACCTCCAAGGCTCTTCTACATCTTCAGTAAGCACGAAGCCTCAGCCACTAAAGGTAGACGGTAAGCTTGATCGCAACACCTGGAAAGCATTCCAGCAAGCCCTGAAAGACAAAGGACACTACAAGGGTATTCCAGATGGACGCCCAGGAGCTATGACGTATCGAGCTATCCAGGAATGGTCTGGAGCAAAGGTAGATGGACGCATTGGTCCAAACACTCGTAAAGCTGTCCAGGCAAAGCTAGGAGTAAAAGCTGACGGGGTATGGGGAAGACTAACCATCAGTGCCCTTCAGAGAGCTATTAACGCAGGGAAGATCTAATCATGTGGTCAGCTTTAATTCTAGCAATTAATAGTTCTATTACTCGTAGTAAAAAGAATCGTGATGCTTCTGATGAAGCAATTGCTACTGGTCCTTCTTGGAGGCATCGTCGTAAACTAATTTATGGAGCATACTTTGTTGCTATTGCTATGATTGTTTTTGGTGCTGTTACTTTTTGGACTACCAGCCAAGTAGGGGTTGAAATGGTAATTGGTGGAGTATCTCTGCTAGCTATTATTGTTACTGCCTACACTACCTCGGCAACATACGAAGATGTTCGTTTGTGGAATCATCAGCCACGTATTCGATTTGGAGAATCAGAACCAGATGAACTTGACACGAATAGCACTGATGGGCTATAATTAGTAAGTCATAACGAAAGGACATACAAAAATATGATCATGACAAGTACATTTTGGAAGTCAACCGTCGAGGTTGCAATCAAGGCCGCAGCAGCAGCTGCTCTTGGTGTGATTGGTGCGAATGAGCTACTTTCTGTCGCTGGTGTCGACTGGACACAGGTTGGTGGAGTTGCAGTTCTTGCTGCAATTGTTTCAGTTCTTACCGCAGTAGTTGCCCCTAACCCAGACGTTAGAGCAGCTCGCAGAGAAATCAAGCTAGAAACACTGCGTCAGGCTGAGGCAGCTCAGAAAAAGGCAGCAGCAGCAGCAAAGCGCAAGGCATCAAACAAGTAAGTTATAACTAAATATGGCAACATATCAATATGCCTGCAGGGTCTGTGATAAATCATTATACATTAATCGATCTATTACAGACCCTGAGGGTTTTTATAAATGTGAAATTTGCAAGGAGCCACTAAATCGGGTATACTCTAGTGTAGGTGTTACCTTTAATGGTTCTGGCTTTTATTCCACTGACAAATAGGGAGTTATCGTGACTGAAGAAGAAGTAGTTGACAAAGTAGAAGAGCTTAGAGGTCTAGATGCTAACGATAGATGCGATCAATGTGGTTCACAAGCCTATGTTTTGATTGTTGGTTTGGCGGGCGAGCTAATCTTTTGCGCCCATCACTTTAATAAGATTGAAAAAAACCCAGAAGCCTACCACAAGATTCAGTCGTTTTCTTACGCTATCTCTGATCAAAGAGACAAACTATCTGATAAGAGAGCTGGGGTATAATGATAGACCCACAAGAAGTTATCTCTGCAATGGTTGAACAGGGTGCTCTAGAGATCGATGCTATGGACACTGAGACTGGAGAAATTGTATACAGGGTCACAGACAGGCTTAAAGAGATAGCCCCATCATTTTATAAAGAACTCTCGGAGCAAGCCTACCGAGACATCCTGAGCCTGTGGCATAAGGGTTTGCTTAATATGGATATCCTTAGCGATTCCCCAGAAATTTCTCCAACTGAGGAGGGGCTTGATCGATCCAATTGGAAGGACTTGTCTAATGGAGAATCCGGAATTATGAATACCATAATGAGAGGTTTTGAGGGGAGTCTTTAGCTTTGGAGTATTTTGTAGGAGCAGCCATAACAATGATAGTTTATATCATAACTAATAGGATTGTTCGAAAAGATTTTCAAGAAGATCAGGATGTCTTAAAAATGTCCTACAATCAAAGTTATATCTATGAAATGACTGCTCCTTACTTAGATTTGCTACCACCGATGGAAGAGTCTGTCAAAAGGCAATCATCTAACTTCTTGAAGAATTCTTACATGAAAGTAATGGTTGTTAAAAATAAAGCTTATTGGATTAAAGATAATACCTTTTATGTGACAGATGTTGTCGAGGGAGAAGTCGTAAAAGAAAATGCTAAACAAGTTGACACAATGGCTATGGATAAGGTAGAATTAAAAGAGATAATGTTTATCGTAGAAAAACTAAGAGAGGATGACGATGATAATTGGAGTTCAGGGAAGTCGTAATTTTTCAGACTACCAGATCTATCTAAGAGCCATGGGCACCGCCCTTTCTATGATGGATACGTCTGATCAGCAGATTATTATTTACTCTGCTGGCCCGGCAAATATTAATGCAATGGCTATGGAGTTCAGCAACGTGACAGAGCGTAGTATGAAGTCTAGAGGTCTTAAGATCAAGATGCAAAAGGCACCAGCCAGTTGGATAAGAAGCAACTATGAAGTTTTGGATTACTTTGTTTATCTTAGTAAGCCTAAAGAAAATCTTTCAGACTTGGCAAACTTTCTAGATAGGAAGAATGTTGAAATGGGAGTGTATCGATACTAGATGTTGAGCAAAAAAGAAGAGGCTTTTCTTTCTGCCGCCAGGTATTTTGCTGGCAGATCTAAGTCCAGAAAAACACATGGAGCTGTGCTTGTTAAGTCAGGCAGGGTGGTCGGTACGGGGTATAACAAGGATAGGAACAGTCCTTTCGTTGTTTCACCAGAACACATTAAGCCTCACTGCTCTAGGCATGCTGAGGTAGAAGCAATTAGAGACGCAGGCAGTAACGCTACGGGTGCAATCCTTTATGTTGCGAGAGTCAACAAACAGGGTCAGGATCGTAATAGCAAACCTTGCATACTTTGCGAGGTAGTTATAAAAACAAACAACATCAAAAGAGTAATCTACACGAAGGACGAGTCATGATTATTAATTCCCTTGATAAGATGGAATCTATTGTTAAAGAGTCTAAGTATTTAAGTTGGGATGGTTGGACGGTTATTAGCTCCTACCCATCAAAGAAAGGCAGCACGTCTAAGTATGGTGCCTATGTTGGTGGAGAGTGGCACCTACAAAGAAGGTTTGAAGTAGCCAAATCTGGCTGGGATATTCCAGAAAGGTTCTTAGAGGGCTAGATGAACAAGAATGAGTGGAAAGACGAGGCATCCTGCCAAGGCTACGACACCAATCTGTTTTTTGACAAATATGAAGATGACACTACTCTAAGGCCAGCTATTGAAAAGATCTGTGCCTCCTGTCCGGTAGCCAACATATGCTTTGCTGTGGGAGTTTCTCAAAAAGAATGGGGAGTCTGGGGAGGCATATACTTAGAAAATGGCAAGATATCTAGAGAGTTTAATAGACATAAAACAAAAGAACAGTGGTCAGAAACTTGGCAATACTTAACTATGGATAAGAGGTAAACGATGTATACACAAAAAATGGCGATGGCATTCCACACTATTAGAGCACCCAAAAACTTTGCGGTGCAGCTAATTGATAACGAACACTTCATTGCAGTAAAGGCAGATGAAAAACAGTTTATGAGATTAGACGATTACGGCAAGAGACAAGCAGTAGAGTATCTTGTTAGGGTAAAGAGTGCTTTAGAACAAAACGGAGCAATCGTAATGATTGTTCGAGAGGCATTAGAATGAGTATCGGCCCCCTTGAAGGATCAATCTTTGATGCCATATTCTTTACAATCTTCATAGCCTTATTTTTTTTTATTGTCGCTGATGACATTGGCACGAGAAGAAAGAATCGTAAACTAAACAAAGAGATTGACAAGGGTATTTTGGAGTATATGATTCTTGCAAAAAAGCATGAAGACACTGTAAAGAATAATGATGGCAAGAGTATTGAAAAGACAGAGGGGTTCTTAAAGTTTGTATCGGAGTCCAGGGATTGGGCCTTTCAGTACATCGAGCGTGTTCAGATTTCAATTAAAAATTTTCAAGATATTTTTCACCCAATGGCTACAGATTATTACAAAGATAAAGACAAGCCAATCGATCAAGACAAGTTCGGCACCTTGTTTGAAGCTTATAAAAAACTAATAGATGAGTTGCCAGAAGAAGGAAAAAGCTGATATAATATAATTGTCCCGTACAGGATGCTTTAGGATGGATAGTTACCATTTATTAGATCGGGCCTTCGTGCTTGAATTTCCCTGTACGGGACTTTATAATTTAGGGAAAAAATGGACTTTATATTTTCACTGACGTCATATCCAGAAAGATTTCCTTACCTAAGTCAGGTAATTGACTCATTGATTAATCAAAAGATTCAAGCAAAAAATATTGTCTTGAACATATCAAAAGAAGACAGAAAAGCTTTCAACCTAAACCTAGGCCCAACGGTTGAAATTAATTTTGTAGATGACCTTAAAGCTGCCAAGAAACTAATACCGACATTAATAAAGTATCCAAATGAAAACATTATCACTGTTGATGACGACACAGTATACCCAAACGATCTTTCGGAAAAATTAATTGCTGGCTATCTAAATAATCCAGGAAACATTATTGCTGGAAGGGCAAGAAAAATAACTAAAGATAGTGATAATAATTTTCTGCCATATATGAAGTGGCCATTACTATTTAACGGATACAGCAGCTCTCCTGGATTAATGCCAACTGGTGTAGGTGGCGTTTTTTATCCGGCAAACATTTTTCATAAGGATGTTTTGAATAGCTCTATCTATAAAGATTATTTAACTACAGATGATTTTTGGTGGTATGCCCAGGCTAGAAGAAATGGGATAAGTTTTGTTCAAGTAAAGATATTTAATGAGCACAAGTTTCCCAACATAGATATTATAGCCAACAAAGGCTTGTTCTATTACGGAAACAAAACAAAAAATGATCAAGCCTTTGCTTCACTGCTAAGCAGATATGGAAATTTTACAGGAGTATGATAGAATAGTCTCATGCCTTATAGTGTTGGAGAGCGTGGATCATACGGGTGTTCTGGATACCCCGTCGTAAAAGATGGTACAAGTGACGTGAGGGGTTGTCACGAGACCAGGGAAGCAGCAGTAGCTCAGATCGAGGCTATTGAGGCCAACGAAACCAAAGAGGTGGGCATTAAAGATCCAGACCCTTGGCCAGGAACTAGAATTAAAACAGACGGAGCAATGGGCCAACCCACACCAGCGTCTAGAGCCGCTTCTGTATTTAAGTATCCTAAAAAGAAAAAGAAAAGAAGCGTAGGTGGTGTTGGTGGAGATTCTGCTGGTGCCGTTGCAACAACTGGTGGAGGAACTGGTATGGGAACAAAGTCAGACAGTGACTGGCTAAACCCTAAACCAATTACAGAGACTTCAGCTTTTCAAAACGAGGTAGAGACAAGAGATTCTATTGCCAGAGAGATAGGTAAAGACGGTCACATTAAAGAAGGAGACTTCGTAATGGGGCAGACCACAGAAGGTATTGTTCACGGTGTAGTGGAGCACATCATGTGGGAGGGCGGAACACTTGGAACACCTGGCTCCGACTATGCCATTGAGTCTATGCCACCAGAAAATCCAGCAATGTCTGTAAGGGTTTATGAGGAAGACGAAGGCGATAGCTGGGCTCCTACGGCCTATAGTATAGGCATGATGTATGTTGATGCCGTTGTTGTAGACATGGAAGATCACGACATGGACGAAGACGACATGGAGTATATGTCTAAAGCTGAAACATATTCTCCCAGTGATGGAATGAAGTCTGCAGCAAGACGAGCATTGAAGTGGAAGGCAGATGGAAAAGCCACTGGTGCCGGAACTCCTGTTGGCTGGGGTAGGGCAAGTGACATCGTAGCGAGTCGTTCAATGTCTCTTAGCGTAGTTAAAAGAATGTATTCTTTCTTCTCTCGTCACGAGGTGGACAAGAAGGGCAAAGGATTCTACGATGGCCCAGACTTTCCTTCTAAGGGTAGAGTCATGTGGGATGCATGGGGTGGAGACGCAGGATTCTCCTGGTCTCGCAAAATAGCAGAAAGAGAAAGGGACAAAGCCTTGTTTTCAGATTTTGGAAAAGATTTTACAAGAGTAAATAGATTAACAGAGATTTTTAAAGCTGAGTCTGTTCGTGTAGGACAGATGGTATCTTGGAATTCTTCTGGCGGTACTGCCAGGGGTAAGGTAAAAAGAATTATCACTAACGGATCATACAAGGTTCCAGGTACAGATGTAACAGTGACTGGAACAAAGGAAGAACCCGCTGCTGTGATCACACTTTACCGCAATGGAGAGGCAACAGATACCATCGTAGCACACAAGGTTAAGACCCTCAGAGCCTCATAGAGAGCTTTGTTCAAACTAAGTGGATACATCAGTACCCCTTAGTTTGATTGAAGCATTAAATAATATAACTAAGCAGCCTTATTAAACATTCTGTGGTGTGTCCTGTGCTTGTGACAGTTTGCACACACAACATCACACTTCTTAATCTCTTCCATAGCCTTCTCTAGGCCATGCTTCTTAAGAACACGATAGACGTTGTCTATTTTCTTTTCCCCTGGACGGTGATCAAACTCCAGCATGTAGTGAGGGTAGCGATTGCGACAATCAGCACAGCCCTTATCTTCTTTATACTTACGTAGTGTTGGTAAATGTTCAGATACCGTCATCTTACATACTATTATATCACTATATTATTTAAGATATGCGTCTTCTGGGCCAACAGAAACAACCTTGGAAAGATCTATCTTAGTAAACTTGGTGTGCAAACCATTCTGATAAAACATCGGTAATCTATTTGCATAAATATTCCAGTATTTCATTGTCTCAGCCCTGGCTTTATCCTGATTGTCAAGTATAGATATATTAAACTCCGTGGCTTTGGCTAAAAATTTTACATAATCATTGTTTGTATAAAGAATTGCATGAGCGGCTAGCATATTGTATACCCTAAAAATCTCTTGTTCGTAATGCTTTAAAACAATTCTTTTTTGTCCAACTCCACCCTTTAATCCGAAGCAAGAATTTCCCAAGTAAAACGCATCGGCATCTATAGGAACATCAAGGTCTATCTTAAAGTTATAATTTACAATGTCATCTTCAAATATAATAAAGGGAGCGATCACTCCCGAAAGATCTTTGAGTAAAGCATTATGAGACTTTGCAACACCAACTTTTTTTGTTTCTTCTTTGATTCCAGAAAATCTATTTACATTTTTAAAACCTAGCTCACCAAGCATTACTTGCAGCTTCTCAGATTTTTCTGTGTCAGAGTCTAGGTTGATATAATAAACGGGGGTATTTAGTAGGTTAATGTTTTTTAAATTACTCATGCTTTAAGTATAACAAACTTAATGATATAATAGAACAGATACTTATGAAAACTGCCATAGTAATCCTAACCTGGAAAAGACTCCACCTGCTTAATACTACACTGATACAGTTAGTAAAACAAACTAACCCAAACTTTGATGTGGTTGTTTCTAATGGAGATATTTCTCCAGGTGGCATTAGAGCCGTTGATCAGGTAGTAAATTATTATAATAGAAAAGGACTAAGGGTTACCGTTAGGCATGATGGCAATGATGTGTATGCATTTAGAAGATTCTATGTAGGAAAAGATCTTTATGATGCTGGGCATGAAGTTGTTATGTTTATTGATGATGATATAAAGTTTCCAAATAGGTATGTTGAAACTTGTTTGAATCAGTATGAGCCTAAGACATATAAGTCTGGCTTTACCTGGATCTTTTATAACAGGGGCAGAAACTATTATAAGTTTAGGAAAAGAGTTTTTAGCAACGATCACAAAATCCACTATGCTGGAACAGGTGTGTCTATGATGGATGCCTCTATTTTTGCAGACAAATCCCTTGTTGATGATGCACCAAAAGGTTCTGTCTATATAGAAGATGTTTGGTTATCTTATTTTGTATATCATAAACCCGAATGGAGAATTATGTATATGGAAACTCCAGGAGTAGTCATTGGAGGAGCTGATTCTGTTGCTTTATTCAAGGTTGTGCAAAAAAAATCAATAGACAAAGCCGCATATCTAAAAATACTTATAGATATGGGTTGGTCTTTACCAGCAGGAATACCCTGGTCAATTAAGGACGAATAGCTTTAGCAAACACAACCCTGGATGCCATCTTAGATGCGCTAATGATAGCAATAGGTGCTGCAACACTTAGAACAATACCTGCCCACATTCTTGGCTCTGTCCATGCCCAGGCCCAGAAATCGAAGGTATGGAAGGCGTTAGCCAACACAGCAATACCACCAAAGGCAATCATACCAGTAAGCGCACCAGAAGTTTTTTCTGGTTTACCGTTGTTATCTACTCTAGAAGCTAAGATTAAATAAGCAATCAAGAACAATAGGTACATTATCTCAATAAAGAAGAAGAACAAGCTAGACATCCAGCTAGCAGACAGACCAACAAAGACTGCTACCGCATTAATACCGTTGAATGATACGATTGCAGAGGCAAGGAAGGCAATTCCAATACCAATTAGCCAAGACCAAAGAACAACTGACTGATCAATCTGAATCTTTTTAGCACGTTTCTTTTCTTGTGCTTCATAGATTGACATCTTGTTGTTGTTGATCCGATTGTCACGAACCTCAGCAGTGCTTCTTCTAATTTTTCTAGACAGGCCAGACTGTGGCTCTGGTGCTGTTGAATATGGATTGCTCATTTGTTACTCCCTGTATAATAAAACTTAAATCTTTGTATTAATTTAAGTATAAAGTTTCTAAAAGTCTGTAGAGCAAATTGCTCTATACTTCTTTTTTTGGGTCATCACGAAAACCCCTAATTACTGGAACGCAGGCTTCTCCACCTTCACGTACCAATCTAGCTAGGTCTTCTACTTTCATTTCTGCCAGTCCACTAACTCCCCAAGTTTCTCCCCAAGAGTTTTGAAGAATAACTGTTTCTTTATTGTTAAACTTCTCTGAATTTGGGTTGTACCCAACTACAATTATACAATGTCCACCGACATGATTGCCGTAAATTTCTAGCTTTCCATCGGGAGCAGAGTACATTCCCTGATACCAGTTGATTCCAAGAACTACTGGGCCATGAGACATCACTGTCCCTATAATATCATTAACAGAAAACGCCCAGCGATACTCGTGAAGTATGCCCAAGCGAGCAAGAACCTTTGCCCCAGCAAGAACCGATGTCCCATCATAGCTTTCTCCAGGCCACTCATCAATTTTTTGTGCCTCACGATATACATATCTGGCAAAATTATTTGGAAGCTTTGGTGCACTTCCCTCTATACGAGACAAGTTTACCTGAACTGGCCCAGCAAGAGCCTCTGCAGTCCAACCAAAGCCAACGCAAGCACCTTCCGAACCTTGGTCAAGGATTTCTCCCGTTTTCCAGAGGGTAAAAGTTTTTTCCTGTATCTCAGGAAGCATAGATCTAATAGGATAAGACCTAGATCTTTTATCGTATACGGGTCGCCAGTCCAGCACTCTATCAGTATTATCAGACATACCTCTATTATACAGGTTTGTTTTTAATCTTGTTGACGTATTGCCACACTTCAACAAATCTCATAGGTTTTTCTAAATTTACATCTTTAAATATACTCAGAACTCTTTTGCGCTCTGTAATCATTCCAGCATGATATGCCTCAATCTCTAAGTTGGAAACTTGGACTGGATCTCGCCAGCCCTCAGTGTAAGCCATTCTTAAAAAGTATTCGTAATCACTATGGTCTTCTAATGACATACCCTCGCCTCACATCTGATAGGTGCCCACTTGCAGAATACTTCTCCATGTCTGTATGTAGGTTGCCTTTCCACTCACCCTCTGGAGCCTCTTCGTCATTCCAAACGGGAATGATCTTAGTTCCGACGGGGTATTCATCAAAGGGATCGTTGCCCCATCGCAAATGTATCTCAATAATTAAATCACCAATCATCTCAACATTAAACTTTACAACCCTTCTATCATTAAAGAACGGAAGTCCTAAGTAAAACATGTTTAATTGTTCTGCGGTTGGTGCGTGGGATGGATCGTCCTTTACCCAGTTACTAAGCTTAGTTAGGTTTTCTTTGCTTTCATGCTCTCCCACCAAAACTGAGCGGGTATGCCAATCTTCATCCCTATACTCATAATCAATAGATACATGGTCACCATCTAGCCACTGACACCAGAATGATCCTGGAGGAACTACGCCATTGTTAATCATTTGAGAGTACATTGACTTGTTATATTCAAACTTAGTAGTACCAA